CTTTCTTGACATCAAGGAGCAATAACGCAGGACCACTGTCCTCGCTTGGGTAAAACACGCACCACGTCGTAATCGCCGAGTAATCTGCCGTTTCATTCTTTGAAAACGCGGTATCGTAGGACTGAATCACGTATTGCATGTTCGGAATGTCCTCGTGTTCCCATGTTTGCCACCATTCGCGCTTCAAAATCGCGCCTTCTTCCGAAGTTGGGTTCTGTAACCACTGCGCAGACCACTTAGAGACCGGCAAAGACGCCTTGATACCCTCTAATTCGTCCATATTCCAAAATTCTGGCCATAAAATGTTGCCTGAATCCGGAAAAATAGCCGGAAACTCGACAACTTCCCACTGATCTGCCTTTTCGTCGGCTTGTTTTGCTAATAATCTGCCTGTTAAGTCCTTGGTCGACCATCGAGTCATCACGACAACGATAGATCCGCCCGGCTGGAGACGTTGTCGCGGTCCAGAACTGTAATATTCCCACGCATTGTCGAGGGCTCGCGGTGACATGGCGTCTTGTTCAGAGTGAATGTCGTCTAACACAAGTAAATC